ATTAAGCTGAAACCTTGTAGTACCATCACTAATCATAAGCTCATCTGCTGTGTTATTAGAAAAGATACTCCATTGACGAGCAGACCCACTATAAAATGACCTTAATCTAAGTTCAGCAGCATCGTCATTAGACTCAACTTTTAAAATAGCTTGACCATCTTTATCGATTGTTACATTGCCATCAACAGTTAATCCAGTAAGGGTTCCCACTGATGTAATCTGAGTTTGTGCTGCATCTACGCTAAGTGTATCTGTTGAAAGAGTTAAACCAGTACCTGCTGTGAGGTTGGTTTTGTTCATTGCTATAGAACCAGCAAGGTGTGCATTATCTACTGATCCATCGATAAGTTCAGAACTATCTACAGAATCGGCAGCTAGTTTTGCAGCAGTTACTGCATCATTTGCGAGATCAGCAGTTACGATTGTAGCATCAGTAATCGCTGCTGAATCGACCATTGGGTCTATTAAGACATCCGCTGGAACTTTACCTATATAACCCACTAGGTAATCTCCATAATTGAAAGTACAACGTCTAGAGCATTAGACGCACTTGCTAAACATTGCAAAGCATCTGATGTTTGTAGGACAATCTTATTGCCAGACATTACTTCAAGCGAACCTCCTTGTGGGATTGGTGCTCCTTTAATTACATATACATCATCACCATTTTCACCTGATGATGAGTTTGTAACAATTTTAACATCAGCTGTTATAGCTGCAGAGCTTGTGTTAGCTAGAGTGCATCCTATTACAATAGCTGTCGTAGAAGAAGGTACTGTGTAGACTGCTGATAAGCTTGTTGATACATTCGCATCTGTTTTTAATTTAAATGTGTTTGCCATTCATCATCCTAAAGCAATTGCAAGAGCCGTCGCATCTCCTTGAACATTGTCATTATCTGGAAAATAGTTCCTGGAATAAGTGGAACCATTATATTTAGCATAAAAAAGTTTTCCGTCACGGTAGTTAATAGCGACTTCACCCGCAGCCAAGCCGTTACTAGTTTCTGCGGCATCAGAATTAACTGTAGGTTCTCCACCAGATGTGCCATCCTTCTTTAATTTGATAGTATTTGCCATGATTACTCCTAATCACTAAATGTTCCGCCATCAATAGTTGCTCCACTGATAGCTGTAAAATAACCTGTTGCAAATTGACAATCACCAACTGAACCAGATATTACACCAGTAGATTCAGTAGCAACTGGAATATAAGTAAATCTATGAGAATTACTATCATCCATTCCAAAGAACATCTTTTTAGCACTACTATCGTAGTACTGACCTAAGATACCTCTATCTTTATTATCATCTGAACCTGGAGCCGAATCTCCACCTAATGTGAAAATTGGATCATCAATCGTTATTGTTGTCGAATTAACCGTCGTAGTAGTTCCGTTAACTGTCAAGTTTCCTGATACTGTTAAGTTATCATCAACTGTAGTTGTACCACCAGCAGAGTCTATTACTAGATTTCCACTAGAAGTATCAATTTCATTTGCAGCCGTTACACCGACTTGTATATCATCTGCAGTAATTCCAGCAACAGAAGGACTTGAACTTGAATCAATAGCTACTGTTGGAGTAGCTCCTTCTCCTGAGTTATTAGCAAGTGATATACCAGTACCAGCTACTAAACTAGCTACATAATTACCAGTTGTTTCGGTTCCAAGAGCAACTCCATCATCTTTAATTGTTACTACTCCAGAACTAACTGCAAAATTATCAGAACTCATCTGAACTATACCCTTAGCACTTGTTGTACCAAAGATATTAGAATCAGTTACATCAACTGCAATAGTTGATGAGTTATCATTACTGCCAGAAGCTACAGTTCCACTAATACCATTTCCATAGGTTATATCCTGAAGAGTTGGTAAGTGAAATACTTCAACACTACTATTATTATGACGGCCTACATACAGTTTCTTACCAGCTTGACTTAATGCAAGTTCACCACTATTTAATGAGGTAGGTGCGCTTGTATCAGTATTGCTACTATGGCGTTTTATCTGAATGGTATTAGCCATGCTTATCTCCTATTAAGTAAATGTTCCACCGTTAAGTGTGGAGACTCCAGCCACAAGGACTTCATTCCAAGAGTCTTCATCTCGAACATAAAAAACATCATTATCTGAATCATAGTGAAGGTCTCCTTCACTGACACCAGAAGTTGGAGCGCTTGTACCTGTACTCACTCCTTGTAATGGCAGACTCTGTATTAACTGGTCTGCACTTCCGTTATCTATATATAGATTCCCGTCATCACCTTTAAAGACAAGTTTAGTATAAACATCTTTAATTTTATTTGGGGCTGATAATGTACCCATTAATTTTCTCCCGCTATTACCACATCCGTAAATGTAGTAGAACTTATTGACTGATCACTATAACTAGTTGACCCTATAGTTACTGCTGTAAATGTAGGTGAACCAGCAGCTGATACTCCGCTTAGCGAAGGAGCTGTTGCAGCAGATACTGCTGTATAACTAAAATCGTCAGGAGTATCGACAGCCGTAAAATTATCAGCGGTATAGGAGTCGAAGAAGTGATTCGAGCCAAGCTCGCTAAATGACCAAGAAATGTCATCCCATTCCGCAAGCCCAAAATTATTCGTTGACCAATCATATGCTCTAGTGTTTATCGCCACTAATACATCCTTCCACCTTGGCCTCTAGGAGGAGTATAGGAGCTTAATCTTCCACCTGGGCCTGAAGCATCTACTTGCGGTTGAGGAATGCCTCTTGTTCCAGCTGCATTATAAGCAGTTTCGTCAAATCTATTTACTGCCAGTTTTTCATCTGCTTGATTCCTAAATCCCTGAGCTCCTCTTAAAGCACCTAAAGTCTTAGCTCCCATTACACCATCTTCAGCCAATGGATTACCTTCTGAATCTGTTACTCCAGAAGCATTTAAAAGTCTTTGCATATTCATAACCTGATCTTTATCAGCGGGATCAAAATTTTGCATCACATCTCTTAAAGACCTAAACGCATCTCTTTGCATTAAATCTTGCTTTGCCTCAGTGCGAGGACTCATTGGCCCTATAAAATCTGGGCCAGAATCATATTGAGATTCAAAACCCTCTATAGCCGAACCTGCATCTGTAGCTCTTCTATCTACAGCTTTTGCTTCTTTTCTATCATCCATCCATCCTCTTGCACGACCTAATAGTCCTTTTATATGTTTTCCTGGGTACCAACCCTGTCTTTCTTCTGCCATAACAACCTCCTTTAAAAGTCTACTGGCTTAATATATTTAACAGTACCAGCTCTAGCTCGATAAGCGTAACTTCTACCCTCTCTCACTCCTTTTTCAAATTTCTCATGAAAGTATTGAGCAAGTGGTATCTGTTCTGGTTTCTTTTCGTAGCCAAGCGCGATTGCTTTAGCAACTAAGTAATCATGAAATTGTCCTGGAAAATCACTTATAGCAGTCCAAGAAAAACTATTTGAGCTAGGTTCTGTAAAAGAAGTAGCTTTTTTGTAATAAAAAAGAGTTATCTTTTTCCCATTTTGAGACGAAGCTGGAGAAGTAAATTTCTCTGAGTTAGGGTTGAACTTTGCTATTCCTATAGCATCTCGCTCAGTCCACCATACCCATTGATTAGTAGCATATTTATTGCTCCAATTATCTACATAAGTTCCAGCCATTATGTTAAATCCCTTCTTATTGGTCTACCTACTAATTTAGGTATATTAACATGGTCTGTGCTTCCATCAGCAGCTTCCATATCTACTGATTTAATTTCAAGAATTGATTCATCTAGCGCATAATATCTTTGGTCTGTAGCTAGATCAAATTGTGTGGCTTTTTCAAGCATTCTTGTTCTTTGGCTAAACTCTTCCTGAGCGATGTTTAGCATTTTTACTATTTCAGTAACACCTAAATCTGGATGATGTTGCTGTACTAATTCAACCATCTCTTTTAATTTCAACGTCTTACTCCTTCTGCTGTACTATCAAGGATTCCAGCTTGTGTATAAGGAGCCATAAATTCAGCTAATTCTGCTTTTACAACTTGATACTGTCCTTGAAGCCACTGGTAATCTGTGGTTAATTTACCCATAACAGTTGTATAAAGACTAATCTTTTTTTGGACATTAGCATTGAACTCCGCAAGAGCTTCCTGAGCTTGGGCCTGTCTTAATCCCAATTCTGCTTGGAACCTCGTTGTATCAACACCAGACTTGGCAGATTCTTCAGCTACCTTAGCTTGATAAGTCTGCATATCTACGCCAAATTCTTGAATCTCTTTATTGATATCATTTTGATATTTAGCTAACCAAGAAGAAGCTCTCTGAAGTTCTTGAGCTGCCGTATTTAAAGTAGCTTGAGTCATATCTTCATCTTCATCGTTAAGCCAGTATCCAGCACTAAATGGTTTTGCGTCACTAGATGTTCCGCGCTCTTCATCAGTACTTATTCCAGTATCTATAAGATTTTTTGCTTGAGTTATCGCATCTGTATATTCAGTTGGTAAAGTAGATTGTATATCTAAGGTCGGAACATTCCCAACATTACTATCGTTAAATGCAGCTGGAATATCAGCACTGACCGACATAGAAGTACTCAAATCACTTATCATATCAAAAGTAGTAGTATCCGCATCTAGATCAGTAGGGAGCTTAACATTTAAAGCTGCCATCTTATTATGTAATAACTGAGCTGCTGCATATAATACTACTGCATGATACATTTCAGAAGGAAAATTATCTATAGAACTATCGCTGTGAGCTACCGAAGTATCAGGCAATACTATACTTATCTTTACTATTTCGTCATTGTCTGGAACTGGTAAAACATTAAGAACTGCATTGTCGATATAATAAACTGGAGAATTTTTACTTGCGTAATAAATACTATCAGTATTTTTAGCATTACTTCTAAAAGCTGCATTTATTGGGCTACATTTAAGCTCTTCTCCAGTACTTGCATTACCATTTCTTCTTACTATATCTATAATTTTAGAATTAGTAGCTAATGTTAATGTTTTTGTAGAATCGTTTAATGTTTGCAACGAGGCAAATAATGGTAACATATCAGGATTAGTCTTCTCTATCATAGAGATAACCCACTGCACACCATTCGCTAAGAATTTTGATATTTCACTATTCTTACTTGTAGTGCTTCCAGAATAATACCCTACTTCATCTACAAATGCCATTATACTATTTGCCCTAATCTTGTCCTAGCGTTAATTTCACTTTTACTCATCTTTTTTGGCTTAGGAGTTTTTTTATCTATTCTTCTTGCTGTCTTCTTTAAAGCTGATTCAGACATACGATATTTAGAAGCATAATGCTTTATAACCGCTTTTCTATTATTCTTTATAGCACTGACAACTACCTTTGCAACAACACTATTCATTTCTTTTTACTTTTCTTTGATTTTTTAGAATTGGTATTCTGCTGGCGTCTGCTATGGTCATTGACTTCTTCTTTTCCAGATTGCCAAGGGCCACCAATATCATTACTAGTTACAATTTTCATGTTTAACCTTTTCCAGTGGGGGGCTAAAAAGCCCCCCTTAAATTACTGAATTATGCGAACTTTAACAAGGTATGAGTTTCAGGTAAAGAAATCTCAAGACCAGCTTCGGTCAAGATCATATCTTTTCTTCCATCAACATTGTTGTTCTGTACATTAGTGATAATGTGCGTATCTCTCGATGTGCCATTAGCAGCTAACGGACGGTAAGCTACGTTCTTCATGTCGATCATAATAGCATAGTCTTCCCACATTCCTCTGAATAAAGGTTGCTCGACCAAGTGTAAGTCACCGTAAAGTGTATTTACTCGTGTTACATTGTGTCCGAATGAACCTTTAACATTCTGAATGTCGACGTTATAACCATTTGAACCACCGCTAGTAGTAGCAGTATGTCCAAGTGCCATTGTGTTTCCTAAGAAAGAGCTTCCACCAAGTTTGTTAAAGTAACTTAACACTTTTCTTGAAGCAAGTACAAGTTTGTTTCCGCTATTACCTGATTCAGGTGAGAAAACATCTTCCATTGCATCAATAAAATCATCATAAGATGAAGAAGCATAAGTAAAGGTCTTAATCTTTCCATAAGCTTCTGTGTAGGGTACAATACCCCATGAACGTCTAACGGGCCCTGTTGAGGTTGAATCATCTGATCCAATACCAAATAACATTGCATGTTCTAAATCCATTTTATGTTCCATTAACTTTTCTTGCCAGACTCGCTTGTACTCATTAGATACACCACGATAGCGGGTAGCTAATGAAGTTCCACTAAATAAAGAGATTGCCGTCTTAAAAATCTGACAATATCCTTCTCTATCGTAAAACTCGTCTTTCCATCCTTCAGGATCAACTGACCCCTCAGCCCATGCTGAACCTACAACCTGACATTTTGCATCTGCACGATGAATTAACTTAGAAGCAGAAGCTTCAGTAATTTCACCACTAACAGATGAAGTAGGTTTATAGACAACTTTAATAAAGGTTAAGTCAATCTCAGCATAAGCAGCATTGCTTACATCTGGATCAGCATTAACTTTATAATATGCAACTGCAGCAGTTTCTGAACCAACACCAGCATCACTGCCGTTAGCATCATATTCTACTTCAATTGCAACCATCTGTCCACTTAAAATAAAGTTAGGACAGGTAGCGGTTGTTACAACACGACCATATTTATCATAAAGACAGTCAACCTGCAGGTTAGTAAGGTTAAAGTTAGCATCACTGCCACTATGAGCTGAACTAGTCATAGCTGTTTTGACTTCAAAATTACGACGCTGCCATTGATGACGCTGCTCTAAGAATTTAAAAACAGGATCATCAGTAGGTTTCTTTGCTACTTTAGACAAATATGTAAAGAATGGAGACTGCTTTGGAGCGAGTTCTGACACACGTTCCCCGAAATTGTACATCCGTCTAGAATGATCAATCGAGGATGACTGCATACCGCCACCAGCGGTTATACTATATACGTTTGCCATCTTTATTTACTCCAATTAGTTTCCAATTAGTTCCAAGGGTTTTGCTTATTATAGTCACCAATCATGCTGTCTATAATCTTATCTTCTACATTACCCTCATCTTGTCCAGTTTGAGAAGGCATAACACCCATCGAAGGTGGTACTTGCTGTGCCCTTTTTACTTGCTGAAATTCACCAGATGGTGCATTCGCAGGTACATTAGGGGAGCCAAATCCTTTATCCGATGCATAAATTTTCCATAGATTGTCAAGATTAATAGAGCTTGGATCAGACATAACTCTAACAAAATCTTCAGCAACTTGTGAATCAACTTTATATTGATTCATAACCTGCTGTTTGACACCGTCCATTTGCTGTATCTGCTTTTGTTCCGCCTCACGACGCTGAATATCAGCTTGACGCTCAGCGCGTATCTTTTCTCTTTCATCCTGCATCATCGCCATTTGGTACTCAAACTGTAAGTTTTTGTATTCATCCATTTGGTCACGCCATGTTTGCTCAGATTGAACA